ATACACATGCTGGGTGGGTTATCGCGAACAGCAACAAGTGTTTTGCGGCAGTTAATTGATGCTGGCACACTCGCTAACCTACCGGCAGGTTTCAAGGCACGCGGCATGCGTATACGCGACCATGACGAGCCATTGCAGCCGGGGGAATGGAGGGATGTGGACGTAACGGGAACTTCCATAAAGGAATCTTTGCAGCCACTTCCTTACAAGGAACCGTCACAGGTTCTCTTTGCTTTACTGGGATTCGCGGTTGACGCGGGAAAATCATTCGCGGCGATCGCCGACATGAAGCTCGGCGAAGGCAACGAGCAGAATCCAGTTGGAACAACACTAGCTCTTCTAGAGCGAGGAACTAAAGTTATGAGCGCAATTCACAAGCGCTGTCACTACGCGCAGAAGGAGGAATTTTCTCTTCTCGCAAAAGTTTTTCAATTGTATCTTCCGCCGGAATATCCTTATCAGGTTGTAGGTGGGAATCGAATGATCAAGCAGTCGGACTTTGATGACCGCGTGGACATTCTGCCGATTTCCGATCCGAACATTTTTTCAATGGCGCAGCGAATAACGCTGGCGCAGCAACAGTTGCAGCTGGCGACAATGGCACCGCAGCTTCACAATATACGCGAAGCGTACAGAAGAATGTATCAGGCGATGGGGGTTGACAATGTTGACGCGATCCTTAAACCGGATCCGGAGCAGCCGGAACCAATGGGGCCGGCATCGGAGAATTCAATGGCGATGAAAGGAAAGGCGCCAAAGGCGTTTCCGTTCCAGGACCATTCAGCGCACATACAGACACACTCTGAATTCATGTTTACGCGCATGGTGCAGATAAACCCGCAGCTTTACACAATGCTTCAGTCGCACATATCGGAGCATGTTGCTCTGATGGCAGGACAGCAGATTCAACAGGAATACCAGCAGCAGGTTCAACAGTTACAGCAGGCGATGCAACAGACAGAACAGCAGGCACAACAGAACCCACAGGCACAACAGCAATTACAGCAGATGCAGCAGCAGATGGAGCAATTGACGAATGAAATGGCGGCTAAACAGGCGCAGCTTGAAGCTAAATTGACCGCACAACTGTCACAGGATGAAGAAGCACGCATGAGCAAGGAACCTCAGGATCCACTCATTAAATTGAAACAGCAAGAAATTGACTTGCGCGCAGCTGAAGTTCAGGCTAAGATGCAGAAAGACATGATCGTGGATGCAGAGAAGATGGATCTCGAACGTGACAAGCTTGAAACGCAGGCAAGCATAGACATCATGAAAGTGGCGGCGGACGCTGACAAGCAGCAAAACGCCGAAGCAATGTCAATGATGAAGGAGAACATCATCACTGCCAGGGAAGCAATGAAGGACCAGTCAAATGAGAGAATTTCGAGGAATAAGGCGAATGGACAAGGCACTAATAAAAATAAGCGATAGCATGAAGAAAATTGAGGATCTCGTTAGAAACGAGATAAGGACTCAGGAAGACTACATGCTTGTGTGCTCCGCACTGATGGCGGTTACTCGCAACATGTACGCGGAATCCTTGGGTCCGCACGACACCTCAAAAATGTTCCAGGCGGTTGCAGAGAGTTTCCATGCCGTTGAAGAATTCTTGGACCAATTCAGGCCTGAAGAAAAACCTACGATACACTGATGCCATTCAAGTCAGAAAAGCAAAGAAAGTATCTATGGGCGAAAGAACCCGCAATTGCCAAGAAATGGACGAAAGAGCATGGAAGCAAGATAGTTAAGAATAAAGGGGGCGTTGTAAGTCCCAAAGGAATCGGACTTAGGTCCAGGTGGCTAAAGGAGGAAAACTAAATGCCAAAAGTAGGAAATAAAATCTTTCCTTACACTTCCGCTGGTGTTAAGCAGGCGCAAGATTTTGCCCGGAACACTGGCCAGAAAATGGTTCTGGCGAAGAAAGGCGGAAAAGTAAAGAAGAAGCTCAAGAAAGGTGGAGTGAAGAAGAAACACCACGGCGGACGTGTCAGTGGTGGGATGAAAGATAAACAATGTTAACAAGGAGGTAGATATGAATTTATTGAAAGATCTTTGGGGACATCTAAAAGAATGGAATGAATGGAAATTGAAGGACTGGATAAAAGCCGGAATTTTAGTCATTATAATTCTTGTAGTCCTTAAAATCATAATTATTCCAGGTGCATAATGCAGGACAATAAGTCAAGATACTTACATAATCAGGCGGTTAGGCGTGCCAATGAGGTACGCCAACGCCGTGCTACTGTGGAGAACCCACAGTGGGCGATGTCGCGTCCTGCTGAGTGGTATAAGGATCGAGAAAATCTTGCGTCCATAAAGGACACATTAGTCAACCAACAAGGCAACAGAGATTTTTGGACTACGGATCAGGATGAATCCCGTAACGCATACCAAATGCTCATGAACCAGATGAAGGGTTATGACCGTGGAGCGCGAATGATGGACCTTCGTGGATTGCCCACCGTTGTTCAATCCGATCCCAACAGATACCGAAGAGGAAGAACAATGTTTCAGGACCCCTCCAAGTCCCAAGGTTTCCTTGGCGATGTAGGGTCTTTACTTAGCGGAAAGAACAAAGCCGCAGTCTACGCAGACGAATACAATCCTTTCCCAAAAGCCGGATTCGCAGCGGACTGGTACAAGGATCAATTTCCCATTGCCTCCGGACTAGGGTCCTTGATGGAAGCGGCGGCAAACGTAATACCTTATGTTAGCTGGGCCAAAAGATTTTTACCCAAAAGCAATAGAGTTCCTTTGGATCGTGATCTCAGCTGGGTTCCGGAAGGTTTGGGTGAATATGATGAGATAGATGAGATAAGTGACGATCCTCCGGCAATGAGAGACTTGTATGACATTGCTGATTATTATCCAAAGTCACGTGATTTCGTCCCTGAGGGTGAGGCTACTACAGCTGATTTATCACTTCTGGAAAGATTTCCTGATATTGTTAACGATCCTGAAATTGCAAAAAGATTAGAAAAAGTGGGATATTTTGATAGGTTCGACACTGGGGAACCATCTGCAATAAGCCAAGAAGATTTTCCGTTTCTGGACATGATAAATCAAAATCCAAGGGCGGATTCCAGAATTGAAAAATATATAAGATACCCTGAGGCGTATCCGGAGTATGCGCACTTATACCCAGGATTAAGGAACAAAAGTGCATTTCCTGGAGGATTTGGGGAACTAATTGATTTACCATCTGAAACTTTTGAGGAAATCGAACTAGATGACTATAACCCATTTGATGAAGACAGTTTTAATTCCGAATATGAATTTGTAAATAAGGAATATGGAGATAGGGAATCAGATGATTGGCAAGGTGTAAGCACGCCATGGGAATATTTTATTACTATGAGAGATACCATGAATTTTGATAATAAAAAAATGCTGCGCCATTTAATTGAGGATGGAACACTTAAAAAGAAATATTCGGACGAAGAATAATGTACCCAGGCAACCACACAGAGAGCGAAATACTAAGCGTCCCGCGTCATTTGAAGACGCGTCCAGGCGCACCGGAAACGCATCTTGCTTACATAACACATGAAGAGGGTGAGCTTCTCAAGAAGCACAAACCCGGAACACCGCACAAGGGACCACACGACATCCCCAACTACGACACGTGGGGATATGACCCATCAGGTGGAGGAACTGTTACTGGAGGCAGCACTGCGGATGGTGGTGGTGCATGGTCCGGAGATCGAGGAGGAAATCAACCAGAACCCGAGCCTTGGAGTGGTTCTCCTAGTGTAGATGAAGTATGGGCGAGTGAATTTGCCGACGTGCCTTCAAATGTTACGTATCCTCCACCCGAAGAGCCTTATGATTGGACAACATCTGATTACGGGGGAGTAGACCCAGAATACCAGGCTTATTTAGATAACTTAGTAAGACATACAAACGATCAAGGATTTTCATGGTATACGACACCCGGACAAAGTTGGAAAGATAGAAGGGATCAGCAATTAATATCTGCTTTTGGCGGATACGGAGGATATGACACAGGAAGTGGATATTTGTGGGATCCTTTAGCTGGTCTTTCTGACGCGGATAAAACTAAAATGTGGCTAGAAGGAGAATTTGTATGGCCTTTAGGAGGCTCAGGTACTACTGGCGGCGGTGGACGCGGCGGCGGTGGCGGCTGGGGTGGCGGACGTGGTGGCGGTCGTGGCGGAGGCTACGGCGGTGGCGGCGGCAGTGGAAAACCTAGATTCCAAGGCGACTTCGCAGGGGAAAACCCTTGGGGACAGTCCCACATTCAAAGGGCATGGATTAACCAACTAAGAGGAATGAACAGAGGAGGCATTGTAAGCTTATGTTAAATCTTTTAACAGGATTACTCGGAGGGAAAGGCGGCGCACTTAAGACGATTTCCTCCGTGATTGACGATTTGCATACTTCGGAGGAAGAAAAACTCGACAAGAAGATTCTCATGCAGCGCATTCAGCAGAAGCTTGCGGAGAAACAGATTGACGTCAACATCAAGGAAGGACAGCACAAGTCGATTTTTGTCGCTGGCTGGAGGCCCATGATCGGCTGGACGGGGGCTTTCGCCCTCATCTTTGAGTTCATCGTCTCTCCCGGAATTGAGTGGTATGCGAAGTTTTCAGGACTGGAATTAACCGCGCCTGAAATTCAAACTGGCCCATTGCTAGCGATTGTGACATCAATGCTCGGCGTGGCCGGGCTCAGAAGTTTCGAGAAAACTAAGGGCTTGACAAAATAACCTAAATGAACTAAGAGGAGAATATTATGGTTGGAAAAATACACGCTAGAAGAGAAAGTCGTAAGACGCCTGGAAAGAAATTCGGCACTACTACCTACAAGAAAGGTGGAGCAGTAAAGAAAGCCAAGGGCGGAAAAGTAGCTAAGAAACAACACGGTGGATTATCTCAAGGATACAACGCCAGATTGGATGAATCATTGGGTGCAAGACATCCAGGAGCTACAGGAAGCATGGCAGGAAGACGAGCAATGAGCCAAGGCATGGAAAAAGCCATGGGCCATGGAGCTTATTCCGGTG